GCCCCTTTCGCTAAGATCAGGGGGCGAGATGTGTTTGCGCAGTACCGATCATATCGGGCCGTGATAGTGGCTCTCACTACCATGGATCGAAAATTGGTCTGCGATCCGCGCATGACGAGAGGGAGATTTTTGTCCCTCTTGTACGAAGTTCGAGAAGCCTATAACTACACCGAAGATTTTGGACAACGAGATCAAGTGGAAACAACTGATTTCGAAGCCCAAGGTTTTACCGATGTTTTTAAAGGCATTTTGGACGCAGCTACTAACTTTGTCAAAGCAGGAGCTAAGACATTGAAAACGGTGGTTGAGGCAATTTTTCAGAACATCATTGACGGTTTGAAGAGTGTTTTTGGGTTTATCTCAGAGACGCTCGGCAATGCAGTTGAGAGTGTTATGAAAAGATTGCGATCGTGGATAGTCAAGCAATTTAGTCCATCCCAATTTGTAAGTGATTTTCTCGATAATCCAGACTTTTCGAAGACATTAACGATTCTGTGTATTCTCGCAGTTATCTTAATGGTGGATATTATCGGGTTCCTCTCTTACAAGTTGTGTACGACTGTAATTGATCGATTAATCGCGATGTACAAAGGTGACGGATTCACTGCTCAGAGTCCTTCGGCTGATCCAATAGCGGGTGTTATCACTCTCCTTGGGTTGGTCTTGGGTCTCTGTGTGGCTGATATGTCAACTTTGTCCAAAAGAGCTAGAGAGTTTACATCTCTAGTGACGGCGGGGCTTTCCTCCTCCTTCCTTTTGGCTTCTCTGTTTTTGGTTTTACCATTAACAATTCAAACAGCATTGAAGATGAAGTTTGGAACACAGGAATCTAAGGATCAGATTTTGGTTGAAGACTGGTTGCTGCGGAGTTCTGCAGTGATCAGATTGAAATCTGTTCCCAAGGTTCTTGTTTCCAAAGATTATCATCAATGGTTGAAAGAATTACACAGAGAAGCTCTAGGAATGAGAGGAAAGATTCGAACACCAACTGTTGGGAACATCTTTGTTCGAAATCTCGTTTCGATAACCCATATTTTGTCTATATTGGAGAATTATCAAAACGAGAAGTCGAACAGGGATCTTCCCTACAGTATCCATATCTGTGCCCCACCCGGATATGGAAAGACACTCTTCACTACGAAATTCGTGAAGGATGTCTTCAATGTACTCGACTCAGACATTTACCAGGTGCCAGTCGCCTCTGAATTCTGGGACGGATACATTGGACAGAACCTCATCGTCATGGATGAGTTTCTGGTTGGGGAAGCCGACTCGAAAGTATTGACGGCCAAACAATACTTGGAGTTGGTTTCTACCAAGAATTTCAAGCCTCCCCTTGCTTCCATAGATAATCCAGCAGTTGGATTGAAAGGAACTACGTGTGAAGCTATTGGTGTCATCACCATTAACAACACACCGTACAACAAAGTTCCTAACATTCCACAGGATGCTCTTTGGAGGCGTAGGGAGTATGTCATTGAACTCTCCATCGCTGAAGAATATAAAGATCAATTCGCTAACGGTAAGATTAACCTGCAAGGGTTATCGCAAGATGAAATCAAGTCATTGGCTTGGTTGCGATTTACCCTTAAACCACCAACACCTGGGAATTCCCGGGATATTGCAGGTTTGTCATACGGAGCTATGGTAACGTATCTTCGTAAACATCGTGATGCACATCTTCAAACTTGTGAGAAAGTCAGATTAGGCCTCAATTCTGAATTGATGCCTGAAAAGACCCCACAAGAAATGCTAGATGACACTATCCGAGAGTTGCGCGGGATTCCCTGCGAACCTCAAGGATTAGGTGAAGCGATCTTTTCGTTTTTCGGCGGTGGCGACTTCAACGCTGAAGGCCCTGAAGAACCCACTGACCCAAAGGATGACCGGTCACAACCAACTCCACAAAGAACGGATGAGCGTGCCGAGTTGGAAGTGATCAAAAGTAGTCAGTTTAGGAGGCTTTACAATCGACTCAAGAAACTCACAGGTAAAATGTCTGCTGAGAAAATTGAGTCTGTTGTAAAGAACTCCTACGTTGACTACTTAAGTCTCCTAGAAAGTCAGTCGGGTGATTCGGAGCCTGATGCCCCAATCGGAGCCAGGGAAACAAGAAGATACATTCTCTCAATTGCGAAGAAATTCAAAATTGAGCTGGATGTACCCTCTTGTTCAGAGGACGGTTTCGACACGGCCACAGAGGGAGAAGAGGATGTCGTTCTTCTCTCTCAAAAGAGCAACGCCGCAGGCCACATGGTCATTTCCGCCATTGACCATAGTAATGTTGACCCATCACAGCACCATAGGCATTATTGTCTGGGCTTGATTAAAGAGCCCATTCTTAATGCTAGAGGTGAAGTGATGAGACAACATAACGGCCAGCCAGCCATGAAAGAGGTGTGCTGTGGGAAGCAATATACCCATAAGCATAACAAAGAAATGGTCCATTCATTTCTTTGCTCTACATGTGTGGCAAACGGTGTTAAGCCTGATTGGAAGTTTATTCATGGCGGTGGTGATCCTAGATCGACTACCATCATTCCTGAACTACTTCCTGAAGACATGTATTTTGAATACATAGGTGCCCCCGAAGAGTACGAGGACGAGTTGAACAAAATGTGGTTGAATATTTGTGTTGACAAATTTCTATCACATGGAACAACTCCAATCGTGCACATCGTGGACCCTACATTCAATGACGGACAAGGGATCTACTTTGAAATACCAAGTGCTAAAGAGAATTTCTCTGAAAGCATAATTGGTGTTTCAAAGTGGGTCGGTATATTCGTTATTATATATGCCATCAGGAAGTGGTTTAAGAAAGATGAAGACATACCGGATGAGGTGTGCTTCGGTCAATCTGGAAAACCATCAAATGAAAAACGTGGCTCAAGGAAAGTGAAAACTTTCCGAGATGCCCGAGCTCAATCAGGTGCAAGCTCCCACCCCATCATTGAGATTGATGGAGTTCCTCACCGTGCCAATCCTATAAGTGGTTCCACTTTGATGACCTATTATCATGCTTTCCTTAATAGTGACGGAAGTCTTATTGAGGATGGTATGAAAATGAAGGTTAAATGGAATGGTACGGTTGATGAATTCCTTTTCAATTCATCAATGCTCAGGTTGTCTGAATCAGCAGAAGATCTAGTGTTTTTCACCTACCCGAGGAAGAAAAACGCTCAGTTCCCTAACAACGTTAGGAAGTTCTGGTCAATAGATGATGCCAATGATTTTCAATCAACTTCAGGTTTGTTGGACATTGAAGGAGGAACACACTACACCCAAGTTTTTCTTGGTAAGAACCGTAGTTATAAGTGTGACTCCAAACGTTTCGAGCTTTCGGAATGTTTAATGTACAAATTTCCAACACGAAAAGGTGATTGTGGAACATTGATAACATCTGTAGGACAGAATTTCCCAAACAAAATCATGGGAATGCATGTTGCTGGTGGCATTAGTGGGAGAGATTACTTTGGCTTAGCGATCCCTGTTTTTCGTGAGGATGTAGAAGCAGCCCTTAAGTGTTCAGAAGAAATTGCTGTTGGAAACGACATCAATTTTGATGCTGAAGGCCCTGAGTTATTCTCAGGCCCTAACTTAAGGTCTGTTTCTTCTATCCCTGCGAACGAACAAATTCACGTAACGAGAAAATCGAAGATTGCGAAATCTTGTATTAGTGAATTTTTGGATACTAAACCAAAGAAACATCTCCCGATAATGTCTCCACTTGATTCACGCGCTGAGGGAGTTGACCCATTGGTAACGATGGTCAATGACTCATTGAGTGTGGAACATGTGCAGGTTGATTCGGATGATGTCGCTTCAGTTGAGGAGTCTTTGAAAGAGGACTTGCGAAGAAATCTGAAGTGGCCCATCGGGAAAAGGCGGTTGACTATCAAAGAGGCCCTGGGTGGAATTCCAGGCATCCTGGCCTCTTTGAAAGTTAAAACATCGGCCGGTTACCCCCTCTGTAAACTGGCCAAAAGGAAAGGGAAGACTGACTTCTTTTTCTTTGATAGTGCAGGTGAGCTGCATATCGAACCATTCTTTGAAAAGCTTGTAGAAGATTATCTTCTCAAGCTCGAAACGCAAGGAATTGACGAGAGACGATTCGTTGCATTTCTTAAGGATGAATTGATAAGCAGCTCAAAGGTGAAGGAAAAGCGTTGTCGTATTATTTATTGCGGTGATCTCATCTCCAATGTCGCATATCGTGTGATTTTCGGACATATTCTCGCCGCTTTCAATAATTCGTATTTTGAAACTAGCTCTGCTATTGGATTGAACCAATACTCATGGGACATGCAAGTGATCTATGATTATTTAACAACCGTTGGGAAAAACTTTGTTGCAGGAGACTTTAAGAACTTTGACAAGCGTATACATCCACAATTTCAGGATGCTGCTTATCGAATCTTGATGAGTCTCTGTGACAACCAGGTAACAACCAACATAGCAAAGAATAGTTTCATTATTCAACAATGCTTCTCTTCAGCCCAGGTATTGAATGTTCTGATTAAGTTCGGGACAACTCATTTCTCAGGATGTTTCTTCACAACAATAGTAAACAACCTGATCAATGAGCTGTACATTCGGTACTGCTTCTCCAAATTGTGTCCTGAATTAATCTTCAGTGAACACGTCCGCCTCAAGGTTCTCGGAGACGACCACATCTATTGCTTCAGTGATGAAGCAGCTGGACGTTGTCGCCCCTGGGACATTCGTGAACAAATGGAAAAGTTGGGTCAGACGTATACGTCAGACCGCAAAAACGAAGAACTTGGTAACGAGTTCCGCGCTTTTGAAGACATAACTTTTCTGGGTGCTCACCCCATTGAGATGTTCGGACAGTTCACCGGAGCATTGAAGAAGGAAACTCTTGAAGAGACACTGCACTGGACAAGAAACAAGAATTTGACCATTTTCCAAGAAGCCAAAACAGCCATCGAGTTAGCGTCAGCGTGGGGTGAGGATTACTACTATTCTTACTCTACTAACACCAACAGAGCACTCTCGAGTGCAATGTGCGACACTGTACCGGTGATTGGGTGGAAGGAAATGGCCAGAATCGTTTGTTCAAGAACCGCTGCTTCTGGTTTACAGCATCCTTATGGCTTCGTAGCCCAAGGACCACCGACCAACTCTTTGGCAAAACTGAATGCGGACAAAAGCGTAATTGCTACCCAAATTGGAGTGTCCGATCCTTTAGGATTGTCGAAGAAAGCTGTAAATGAAGAAGCGATGGGTTTGCTGTATGGAACAGAATCGAATGTTTATAGAACTAACTTTGTTTGGAGTATTGACCAAGCGCCAGAGAGTGGAGCCATTGCCAGCTTCGATGTACCTTTCGGTATATTGAAACTTGGTGACCCCCAGAATTTGCAAAATATGCCCTTCGATCGCTTCGCCTATTGGAAAGGAGATGTTGAGCTGTGTTTTCAGCTAAACGCAACCCCCTTCCAACAAGGCCTTGCCGCTGCATATTTTATGCCTCTTGCGAGTTATGAATCCGAACTAGCGAATGTCACAACCAATGAATTCGTCTTCGTGCAACCAGATCAAAATGCAACGTATACACTCCCGATCCCATTTAAATATTTGAGATCAGTAATGAATACTATTGCGCGTGATACGGAATCATTGGGAACTGTCTATTTCGTTCCAATTAGTTCTCTAAAAGGAATCGCTGTTAATGAGGTCACTGTGACTGTCTACTCAGCTTTTCCGAATTCGAACTTTTCCATACCCAGACCAGTGGAGTTGGTTACCAGGAGAGCCCAATTTTACAATACATTTGGAGCCATTGATACCTTCGATGATTCAAATGTGGAGTATTTTGCGCAAGGAAACTCGGCTTCAACAGTTAACAATTATAATATGAGTAACGCTGGAGGAGACATGCCTGTGCAGATTACCGGCACCAATGAAACCTCTGCTACTCAAGATATTGATGCTAGCGCTGAAGTCAAGATTCCAATGCCTCTTGATAACCCACCCCTCTGTTCTGGAGCAATCCCTATTGAACAAGCCTTCCCTGGAATGGCAACATCACATGGCGTTAGGCCAACGAGAGATATGCAGTTGAAGCCCACTGCATTTTCGCGACAGCAAATGGAGATATTCAACCCAGCAGAAACCAAGATTGAAACTCTGCTTTCTAAAATGTGTCTTTTGACAAAGTTCACTGTCACACCATCACAGCCCGTCGGTACAGAATTGTATCACATAACCTTAAACACACGTTTGGGTTTGGCTGAAGGACCGGGAATTCCCGTTAACCTGGCAGTTCTTAATCAATTCCTGTTTTGGAAAGCAGATTTTGAGTTTACTTTTGTGGCGGTTCAAACACAATATCACTCTATGCGTTTGCGCGCTGTTACACAATATGCTGCCCCGTCAGTATTGCCCGGAGCCCAGAACACGACGTACGCTTCTCTTATGAACTTTGCGTCCAACTCTGAGGGGACTAACTACGTCCACCGGGAGCTTGTTAAGTACAATGCACAAACGGAGTTCTTACGAACTTACCAGGGTGAGAATGTGGTTGACCCGATACAGAATTATTCCTTGGGATCTTTCTCCGTTGATATCGCCAACGCTCTCATTGCGCCTGACACTGTCGAACCAAGCGTTGAAGTTTGTGTTTTCTTGAGAATCCTAAATCCAAAAGTTGCAGTCCCTTCACCAGCGTCACCATTCACGTGGAACGACTACCTGAAGTATGATCCAATACCATCATGGGTTATGCGGGGATTGCGGCTTTTCCGATCAACACTTTATAATTTGGAAAGTGTCTCAACAACAGTGAGTAGAGTTCCGCTCAGAGAGGTGGACTGGTTAGGAGATGAACCTCCTGAAGGTAACTACGAGTTCGCCAACCTTGCGGAAGTGGGTTTTGTAATGGTTTTTCAAAACTCAACAGGTACTCAAACGATAAGATTCGTTCCAACTAATGTGATGATTGTAAAAGATGCGTCCTTCGTCACCTTCATGACCGATCCTATTGATCTTCCAGGTTCGTTCGATCCCAGCACTCAAAGAAGTTTTGCTTCTTTACCCAATGGTTCAGCAGTGTTGAGAGAGTACGCCCCATTTGAGGCTCAAGGTCCTGAAGTTGATGAAGAACGCCAGGAAACAACAGAAAACATAGACGAAATGCCGTCGACTAGTGTCACAAAAGAAGAAGCGCCATCACGACCGAACCAAGTATGCAAGTTAGAAATCGGTGAAAAGTTTGAATTTTGCGTCTCCGACATTCATGAGGTAGGGAGGAGATATATCAGAATGGTTCCAATCAACAATCCTGCGTTAGATCAATTTGCTGTTTATTCAGGAAATTCAGGAGAGGGATTGGGATACAATTTGAATATCCCCACTCAACCCCAAAGCCATTGGCGAGCATTGTTCGCCGCTTGGGCCGGAGGAATAAAATTCCGACTTTTCAGGAACCGCGATGCTGAAGGCAGACCGCGTGATTTCCCACAAGTATTCTTTGTTCCGTTCTACAACCGTGATGTTTTGACACCAAGTGTACCTATAATCGACGCCATGAGCGGCATCGGCTTTGAATATGGATCAGTATCTGTTAACTCCGGAACAGCAATTACGGGCCCAATAGCAAGAGAAGTGTCTTACCCCATCAGTAATGCGACGTACATTGACGTGTCCGTCCCATTCCAAAGTCACTATAACTTTTGTTACAACTCCCAAACACAATCAATTGCACCAATAAGTTCTGGAACTCTGACTTTGTCATCGAGTTCTACAGATAGTCCTCTCATATTCACAGCCTTCGCCGACGACCTTAGATTGGGTATATATCGATCCCCCAGGTTGAGCAGTTTCGACATGACTGTCTTTACCCAGGGGGTTGGTGGCTTCTTCAATCCTTTGCCGGGGATACCAGCACTCCGGAAAGCACCATCATTCGATGGGGAGTCAGTTAATGACTTGTTGAGCAATCAGAGTCCGCACCTTTCAGTTACGACTGATGGTGGGGATTCTGAATGTTCAACAATCAGTGAGTGATTCCTCATCTGCTGAGAGTGGTTTTCGTATGTTTT